AGTTGCGACTATGAAGGATAAACAGCCCGCCCAGGCGGAGACTGTTGAACCAAGTCCTGAATTAGACGTGTACGATCCTAAGACGTATGATTCCTACTTTGATCATAAGGTGAACGAAGCCGTTAATGCTCGAATGAAAACCGAGCAGGCCAAGGACACCCAGAAACAGGTAGATCGTGCGTACAACGATATGATCGCAAAGTTCACTACTGATCATCCTGATATGTCAAATGACGAGAAAATGGAGGTCGCCCGGTTTGCTGATAAGCGTGGTATCACATTTCTTGAGGACGCTTATCAAGTGATGCAAGCCGGAGATGTAGCTCAAAAGGCGAAGAAAGCTGGCGTAAAAGAAGTGACTGCAAAGTTGCAAAGCGCCAGTCAGGTTCCCACCACTCTTTCCTCGGTAGCAGGATCACCCTCAGTGACAGCCCCAGACGTTGATCGGTTGTCAGAGCGTGATTGGTCCAGATTATCTGAGGATGAGCGTTGGAAACACCTGCAAGACACGCCGATGGGCTAATCTCTGGATTAACCAAGAGGTAGAAAACCAATGGCTGATATTACTAGTACAGTAGCTGAGAAACCTGTCGGACGTTCCGGCGAGAGTCTCGGTTATTGGGTAGCTAAAAAAATCACGCCTGTTGATGATGGTGTATCTGCTACTGGCGCTCACAATATTTTCACGATTCCAGCTAATTGTTTTGTCAGGGAAGGCTATGTAGTTGTTACTACTGCGTGTACTTCTGGCGGTAGTCTTACCGCTAAGTGGGGTACAGGTAGTAAAGACTACAGTGGTGCTATTCCTGTGGCAAATCTGGCTGCTAACGACTTTGTTAAACTTCAGATTATGGACTATGAAGACACCGATGGTGGTGCTGGATTTAGTACATCCGCTGATACGTTTGATATGACAGTTGCAACCGCAGCTTTTACGGCTGGTGTTATTACCGTGATGATCAACATTGTTGATCTTATTAGTGAGTAAGGAGCATAGATAATGGCTGATTCTAATTGGGCAAGTGGTTTACAGGTATCCAGATGGGCTAAACAGCTCTACTATGAAACTGCGAAAGAAATCTACTTTGAGAAGTTTATGGGTGACGGCTCTGATTCGATGATTCAGGCGAAACACGATCTAGAAGGCGCTGCCGGGAAAGATGTTACATTTGGTCTTTTGACCAATCTTTCCGGGTCTGGTGTCTCTGGTGATGATTCACTTGAAGGCAACGAAGAAGCTATGAGTACCTACAGTCAGACCGTTTCGACTGCAATGAAACGGAATGCTGTGCGTGACACTGGTAGCTTTGACAACAGCAAAGTCCTTTTCGATTTTCGGAAAGAAGCTATGTCTGTGTTGAAGACCTGGCTTGCTGAAAAAGTTGATTCCGACATTTTCACAAGTCTTGCTTCCAGTCCATCCAGAACTTTTCGGGCCGATGACGGTTCTTCCACTGTGGCTGCAAGGTCAAACGAAGCCAGCACTGCTGCCAGTTTGACTTCTGCTGACTCAATCTCTCTTGCGGATGTTTCCGCAATGAAGCGGTTGGCGCAAGTCCCAGAAGGTTCAAGTGAACTTCGTATGCGACCAATTCGGGTAGAAGGAAAAGATCATTATGTTCTTCTCATCCACCCTGAAGTGGCTTACGATCTCACTCAACTTTCTGAGTGGCAACAGGCACAGCGTGAAGCACAATCTCGCGGTTCAGACAATCCTCTTTTCTCTGGCGCACTAGGCGTGTGGGATGGCGTGGTTATTCACGCGCACGAAAACATCTCTCAGGCCGACACTGGCGGTGGTGGCAGTCTGCACTATTCTGTCAATCTGTTTATGGGCGCACAGGCTGGATTGTATGCTAGAAGTGGCGAACCTGTCTGGGTTGAAAAAACCTTTGACTATGGTAATCAACTTGGTGTTGCAGGTGGTCTGATTTATGGGCAGGCGAAAGCCACCTTTAACTCAGAAGATTACGCGACTATCGCGTACTACACCCAAAACACTGACTTTACTTCCTAAGTCTAGGTTTTACTAAGCTAATGAAACGCTTTGATATTCCTTTGAGGGGAGTGGGGGAAAACCGTGGGGTAGAATCCCGGTATAAACCCACTCCATCAAAGCGATAATATGAGGAAATAAATGGCAACTTTAGGAACATTAGAAGATCAGGTCAGGGTCAAATTGGGTTTAGCAGCAGGTGATACTACACCTACTACTGATGCAATGATTAATCAGTGGGTTATTGATGGACAGAATGAAGTTGTTTCTCTTGTACCTAATGATGCTCTTTTACCTTTAGTGGAAGTTTCCCTGGCAAATGGTGGCGGTAATACTGGTCAGACAATTCCTACTGATGCGGTACGCATCATTTCAGTATCATTTAAGGAATCCGGCGGAAGTGTTACATCCGCACAACGTGTTCCCCCGAGTGTATTGGATCAGGTGACTGATGGGAACAATAGTATGTTTACAACCTCTGGAAAATATTGGGCTATAAAAGACGGTAAGATCGAACTGTCCATTGCTGCTCTAAGTGAAGGCAATTCCTTTGAAGTCCAGTATATCAAATCCCCACAAACCACTACGGGTACAGAATGTGATCTTCCAGTATTTCTTGAACCTTTAGTCGTTGATTATGCGTCAGCACAGGGCAAAAAACAGGTGGAAGAATATGGAGATGCACAGGGAATAATGGCAGATTTTTACAACAGGCTAGGCGCGATTAGCCAGCGCTTTGCCAATCTACACAGTGTATAATGGCTTTATCTGATATTACACTGAAGCAGATACGAAGCGACTTACAGAGTCGCCTGGACGATGTGGCCCCTAACAAGTTCGGTAAAGAGGAACTGAACTACTGGATCAATATGAGCCAGTTCGATGTGGCAATGCGGTTGTCGGTGATCAGTAATATCTGGTACGGGACCACACAGACTGTAAGTGTGACCGCCAGTGCAAACGCAATTACCACTATTTCTCTCACAGGGAATTACGCCCCTACAAAAATTATGAAGATCGTGAAGTGGGTTTTGTCTAACAATACGGTGATCCCGTTTGTGGAAGACACCAAGCTCCATACAATGCTGGCAAATTCAAATTATGACAGTTCCTACGCTGCCAACTGGTTTGGTGAGAGCTTATATGTCTTTGTAGGTACTTCAGCTACAGCACTGTCTGCTAATTCCACAACACTTTACTTTTTGAGAAAGCCGGATGAGATGACAACAGATGCCGGGACTCTGGACGCGCCTACTGAGTATTATGATATAATCGTATTGAGCGCAATGGCGAAGGCGATGAGCAAGGTCAATATGATGGCGAACAAGGCCACGGCTGAAAGGGATGTAGCAGCGAAACTGAACGAGGTTCGTACTCTTTATGGCTTGGAAGCACAGGTGGAAGCTGCTGAAGAAGCTGTGGGTGTGCAGACACCGAGATTGAGGTAAGTATGACATTAAAAGAAATGAGATCCAAGGTTCGCACCATTACCGGGAATATGGATCAGGAGAAACTTCCTGACGCTTTGATCAATGATTTTTTGAACGAAGCGCAACTGATTATGGTAGATGAAGGGACTATGCTGGAAACATTCGCTACACTCAGTACTGGTACAACAGCGGATACAGCCAGGTATGATCTGATCAAGGATATATGGTTACACGAAGGTATTGGTTCAGTGACTTCTCTTGCCATAGTAAGAATTAAGCGTGTTGATATGGGTAATTACCAGATCGACAGGGTAGGGATGAATGAAGTTCCCACCATTAATACGACCACAAAAACGGCAGGTACTCAGTTTTTTACAACTGATGGGCAGATATTTGTCGTGACTGCATAGGAGAGATCAGATGGGTTTTAGAAGTGATTTCAAAAGACGACGTGGCACTTCAGTCTATTATGTGACTGGTGATTCCAAGATCGGGTTTTACCCAGTTCCCGCTGCAAGTACGGCGGTGACAATCTATTATGTTCCAAGGCCAGCTATAATGTCGGCTGATGGGACCACTCCTGATGTGGACAAGCAATATCACGATGCTCTTGTTTATTATGCAGCATCCAAGATTTCTGAGATGACGAAGAACTTTGACCAGGCGGGATACTTCCAGGCACAGTGGCAAAG